TCGCAAGAGACCAACCAGATCAACCGGCAGAAGCTGCAATTGCAGCAGGCCAAACTCAACCAACCAGGAGGCCAATATGCCGCTTAAAAAAGGTTCCAGCCAAAAGACGATCAGCTCCAACATCGGAGAGATCGTTCGCGACTACAAGAAGGACGGCATGATCGGCACCAGCAAGCCAAAGAGCAAAGCTGCTGCCGTGAAGCAGGCCGCTGCGATCGCGTACGACAAAGCCGGCAAAACCAAGATGGCTAAGGGCGGTGCGGTGAAAACACCAAAAGGTGTGCAAGGCCCTGCAATGATTGTGAAGAAAAAGGACGGAAACCGTCCAGTTAAGATATACTGATTCGTGAGTGAGTGCTATCAGGCGGAGCCTTGTACCGTCTGCTTTTCATGGAAATCACCATGCTCGAATTTGCAGAAGCAGTTCTGAAGGAAATCAGGAAACTCCAGGATCAATCCAAGCAGATTGTCCTGAACGGAACCATCACAGACATGGAGCGTTACCGCTTCATGATGGGTCGCCTTGAGGGTTTGAGAATGGCCGAAGACTCCGTGAAAGACTTGCTCAAAAAGGTCACGGACGATGTCGACGATTTTCTCAAGTGAAAGGAAGACCATGGAAACCGCAGCAGTACCTGAAATCAACATGACCGCCCTGGAGCGTAAGTGGGCAGAGGAGGCAGCCAACAAGCAGCCGGTCCTCGAAGACGCTTACACCGAGCTCGGGTTTGACCCCGAGAAGCTCGACCAGTCGGTTATCGACACCATTCCAAAACCTACCGGATGGCGCATTGCCATCCTGCCCTATCGCGGCGCGGAAAAGACCAAAGGCGGCATCGTCTTGGCCGAGGAAACGCAGCGCAGGTCGCAGCTTGGCACTACGTGCGGCTACGTCTTGAAAGTGGGCGACTTGGCCTATGCCGACGAGAGCAAGTTTCCCGCCGGACCATGGTGCAAGCAAGGTGACTGGATCATCTTCGGCCGATATGCGGGTGCTCGCATCCCAATCGACGGCGGTGAGATTCGTTTGTTGAACGACGACGAAGTTTTGGCTGTCGTGAACAGTCCCGAAGACATTCTGCACATGTAAAGGAGCGATAGTATGAGTGATGACTTGCAATTTAAGATCGGTGAGGACGAAAGCCCTGCCACCGTCGCTATCGGTGAGGACGGCGCTGCTGAAGTGCTGGACAAGCCCGAAGCACCTCTTGTTGAGACGCCTCAGCAAACAGCCCAGGCCCCTGCCGCTGGCACTGAGCTCGATCAGTACAGCGATAGCGTCAAAAAGCGCATTGACAAACTGACCGCACGCCTGCGCGAGACCCAGCGCCGTGAGCAGGCAGCCTTGGAATATGCCAAGAGCGTGCAGGCCCGTGCCCAACAGCTCGAGCAGCAGTACATGACCGCTGACACCGAGCGCCTGGGCGAGGCCAACGGCCGCGTGCAGACGCAGGTAGTGGCGCTCAAGCAGATCATCCGCAAGGCCCGTGAAGAGGGCGACATTGACACCGAGACAGAAGCCCAGCAGCGCCTCACAGCCCTGACCCTGGAGCAAAGTCAGCTCGCCGTCGCCACCCAGGAGCGCGAGCGTCGGCAGCAGGAGTGGGACTACCAGCAGCAAGTTGCTGCCCAGCAGGCTACCCAGCAGCCTCAGGCTCCAGCGCAGCAACAAGTCGATCCTCGCGTCGAGGAATGGGCTGAGCGCAACCCCTGGTATGGCCGCGACACTGCCATGACCCACGCTGCGTGGGGCATTCATCGCCAGTTGATCCAAGTTGAGGGGTTTGACGGCAGCAGCGATGAGTATTATGATGAACTCGACAACCGCTTGAAGCAGGCCTTCCCCCAGAAACTGGGCGTAGTCCAAGAGCAAGCGCCAACTAACAGAGCCGCCAGGAACGTGCAAACGGTGGCACCTGCATCCCGATCATCGGGTATTAACAACGCACGCCGCACTGTCAAATTGACACCAAGTCAAGTTGCAATTGCCAAAAAGCTAGGTGTTCCTCTCGAGGAATACGCCAAGTACGTAAAGGAGTAAAACCATGTCAGACGTTAAAGTACCCGTACTCAATCGCAGTTCTCGCGGAACCGAATCCCGTGAGAAAGATGCGCGACGTAAGCCTTGGGCTCCTCCTTCGCGACTGGATGCGCCTCCCCCACCCATGGGATACAAGCACCGTTGGATTCGGGCTGAAGCCGGTGGTATGGACGACCGCACGAACATCTCCGGAAAGCTCCGCGAGGGGTATGAGCTGGTTCGTGGGGACGAGTACCCTGACTATCATGTTCCAACAGTAGAAGACGGCCGACATGCTGGCGTGATCAGCGTGGGAGGCCTGCTCCTTGCTCGCGTTCCTGTGGAAACTGTTGATGAGCGCAATGCGTATTACCGTAGTCGAGCGAACGACCAACTGCAAGCTGCCGACAATGAGCTGATGAAAGCGAATGCCCACAATAGCATGACCATTCAGCGGCCCACTCGACAGTCTCGCGTATCATTTGGCGGCTCTACCAAGAGCTGACAAAAATCACTTTTTGAAGGAAACATCAAATGGCAAACGTAAACAAGCCTTTTGGTCTGCGTCCTATCGGCAATCTGTCCGCTACTGGTGCCCAAAAACAGTACGGATACCTGATTAACGATAACCAGGCTGGGGCGATTTTCCAAGGCGACTTGGTAACCCTTGATAACGGTTACTTGGTCAAGTTCAACAACACCAACCACACGGTTGCCGTTGGCGTGTTCAATGGATGCAATTACATTGACCCCACCACAGGCAAGCCTACCTGGAAGAACTACTACCCTGGTTCTGTCAACATCACTTCCGGCCAGATCGTGGCTGACGTGATTGACGATCCAAGCCAGTTGTTCCTGATCCAGAGCGCAGGTACACCTACGCAGGCAAACATCGGTACCAATGCTGACATCACTGCCAGCACCACTGGTAGCACCACCACGGGCGTGTCCAACATGACCATGAGCGGTACTTTCACCGAGAACGCCGCTGCAAACCTGAAGGCTGTTGGTTTGTGGAACACACCGGACAATGAGATGGGCCAATACGCCGTTCTCGTTGTGATGATTAACGAGCACATGTACGGCAGCACTGGCACGCCGGGCTTTAGCACCTAAGGAGATCAATCATGGCAATTTCACGTGCACAACTGGTGAAAGAGCTTGAGCCAGGTCTCAATGCTCTGTTCGGTCTCGAGTACAAAAACTACGAGAACCAACACACGCAAATCTACTCCATCGAATCTTCGGACCGCGCGTTTGAAGAGGAAGTGATGGAATCGGGCTTCGGCGAAGCTCCTGTGAAGACCGAAGGCGCTGGCGTTGCATACGACCAGGCGCAAGAAGTCTACACTGCTCGCTACACCCACGAGACCATCGCCCTGGCGTTCTCGCTGACCGAAGAAGCCGTTGAGGACAACCTCTACGACCGTCTGTCGGCCCGCTACACCAAGGCTCTGGCTCGTTCAATGGCTCAAACCAAGCAGATCAAGGCTGCAGCTGTGCTGAACGGCGCTTTCACCACCTCTATCGGTGGCGACGGTGTTGCTCTGTGCTCGCTGAACCACCCCACTCTGGGCGGTCCTGACCTCGCCAACACTTTGGCCACACCTGCTGACTTGTCCGAGACCTCCTTGGAACAGTCTCTGATCGACATCCAAGCGTTCACCGATGAACGTGGTTTGAAGATCGCTGTGCAGGGCCTGAAGCTGATCATCCCCAAAGAGCTGCAGTTCACCGCTGACCGTATCATGAAGTCCACGCTGCGCGTCGGTACTGCTGATAACGACATCAACGCTCTGCGCAACATGGGCATGGTGCCTCAGGGCTACACCATCAACAACTTCCTGACCGATCCCGATGCGTACTTCATCAAGACAGACGCACCCAACGGCATGAAGATGTTCGAGCGTGTGTCCATGAAGACTGGTTTCGAAGGCGACTTCGACACCGGCAACGTCCGTTACAAGGCCCGTGAACGCTACAGCTTCGGCTTCAGCGACCCACGCGGCATGTTCGGTTCGCCAGGCGCAGCCTAAGCGAAAAGAGCCGGGAGTTCCCGGTCAAGAAAAAGGGGCTTCGGCCCCTTTTTCTTTTTGTCGATATGGGTTATATTGTGCCCATCCCGGATTTATTCGGTGTATCTGACAGCCCCGGGGCTGACGTCATGCAGACAGATACACCTCAACCGCATGAGGAATCAATCATGGCTTTGACCACCTTCTCCGGCCCAGTACGCTCGTTGAACGGCTTTATCGCTGGCGACGGCAGCACCATCACCAAAGTGCGCTCTGGCTCCGCTTCCCTAGATTTCGGCTCAATCAGCGCAGCTTCCCAGGCCAACCTGACCATCACCGTCACCGGCGCTGCCGTTGGCGACGAAGTCATCATGGCTCTGCCTGCTGCCCCTGCTGCCGGCCTCGTTTTCAACGCATTCGTCTCGGCTGCCAATACCGTGACCATCCGCGCGTCCAACATTTCTGGGTCTCCCGTGGACCCAGCTGCTGCGACCTATGGTGTGATCGTTATCGCTGCCTAACCAGGAGCTTTAAATGGCTGCCAGCAATATCCAGTCGGTACAGAAGACGGCAACCGCAAATGCCGTCTCCGGCCGCGCGCGTCTGCTGGGGGTTTACTTCACAAACACCGCCACCGCTTCTTCTGTTGTCCTCAAGGACGGCGGAGCCAGCGGCACAGCTCGTTTGTCGCTGCAGACCCCTGCTTCCGCAGGCTCACAGGACCTGATGATCCCTGACCAGGGCATCTTGTTCACGAGTGGCATTCACATCACTTTTGGCTCAGCAGACGTGACAAGCGTTACGCTGCTGTTCGAAGGCGGAGCGGCTGTCTAATGGCTTCCAAAGGCATGGGCATCAAAACCTCGGTGAAGAGCGGAAACTTCCGTGCCACCAAGGAAGGCGCAGGCATGACCAAAAAAGGCGTTGCGGCGTACCGCAAGGCCAACCCTGGAAGCAAACTGAAGACGGCGGTGACTACCAAGACACCGACGGCTGCAGAGGCAAAGCGCCGAGCATCGTACTGTGCGCGGTCCGAGGGCCAGATGAAGGATTTTCCTGAAGCTGCCAA